AAAACTAATGCTGTGAATATTTTTGTTATTTTCATTTTATTTATTTTCCCTTTCTTATAAAGTTTTTAATTCAACTATTTTTATTAGCTTGTCATCACTTGCAACCTTAGTCCAGCTTGTGCCTGTTGCCAGTACTGCATTCGTAGGGTTGCTTCCGCCTGTATCATCATACTTAACTCCCGGTATATGTGTCAATGCGGAATATCTTAATATCAATACATCCTGACCACCACTTGTTAATGCTACTCTGTACTTTTCAATATCAGCATTCAACCCACCTACACTTATTCTTGTAACCGCCGCATTCGATTGAACTGATTGTACTCTTTCTCTGAATTTGTAAATCAATGCTCCCGGTGCTGCAAAATAAGACGGGTAGACTGAACTTGTCGCTGTAAATTTATCTGTCATTACAGGACTCATTCCAAGTAGATTTCCAATCGATCCGCTTCTGAACATTTCATTAGCAACATTCATAATCTGATTTGTAATTAATCCGTTTGCAAGTGCATCAGAATAAACTTTACTGTTAAGTAATGCAATTGAAAGTTCATCCTGATTATCACCGAGTAGTTGCCTTGCTGCTAATATTCCTGTAACATCAATATTTGCACCTGAGTAAGTCCCCGCAGTTGAATGTGTAGTACCGAGCTCTGTAGCAAATGCGCCTGTAATAACATTCACTGCCTGTTTGTGAAGTTCAACGGCTAAGTATTGACCAACCTGCCTTGCGACTTCTCCCATAGGATCATTCCCTGAAACTATTTTTATAATCTGATCTGCTCCCCACGCTTTTTCTCTCTCACACCATACAGCCCGATCTTCTTCATTGACTAATGCATTAACGGTTGTAGAAAGTCCGTCAGTAATTGGTATTGAATCACCCGAGATTGTATTCCACTTCGGAAGTGAAACATAATATCCTTTGTCCATAGGACTTATAATATTGTCAGGAGCTTCCTGCATTACCCCCGCAGATAACAGTCCAAGTTTATCTGTAAATTCTCCGAGCAATGTATCTTTCCAAGTGCTCGAATTGAAATCCATATTTGTTAATACTGTTGATGCCATTTATCTTATATCCTCATTTTAAAATTATTATTTTGACGGGTTAATCCCGTATCTCGCTTTAAACAATTGAGCGTATGAAGTATAATCTGATTCTTTTAAAATCGCTAAGTCCTTAGGATCAAAATCATTCCACTTTTTACCCTCAATGTTAATCTTTGACTTTCCAGACTTTCCTGCATCCATTCCCGGAGTTTCCTTTTTATGCAACTCAACAAATTTCTGTAGCTTCACAGTCGTTAATTCCTCAGCGACTTCTTTCATTTCTTCGGGTAACTGACTTAACAGGTTAGTTCTGATTGAGTTGTCCAACTCAGTATATTTAGTCTCGAATTGCTTTGCATTCTCCAATGCAGACTTCAATTCTGCTAAATCTTTTTCTTTGCTGTCCAACAAAGTTTTGTAATCTTCATTCTCTTTTAACTTATCCTCCTGAGCATCTTTAATCATTTGTTCATACTCTTCAACTTTTGTTTTATATGATTTTAAAGAGTCTCTCTGAGCAATTAAATCTTTCACAACTGATTCAGGATAGACTTTTTCAGTCTTCGTTTCTGTTTGTGTTTCTGCTTCTGTTTGTGTTTCTAATTCATTACTCATCCGAGTTAATCCCGTCCGGGATATTTAATTTATAAAACAAGAAAGGGATTTACTCTGAATTTCCATTCAAAACAAATCCCTAATAATTAGTAGATTTCTAAAATTGCTTATGTGAAAAAACTATTTGTGTAACCGTCCCAAAATATAACCTAACAATAAACTCAAAAAACACATTGCTACATATTCAGGATAATTCATTTCACTTTTGTTATTAAATCCTCTGAAATAGTTGACTTAATATTTGTAACTTTCTTGTCATAGATTCCTATGGTTACTGTTCCATATCCCGACTTACTTTTTATCAGTTCAATATTACTTTCAATCTTATTCATAACTTTTGTCATTTCAATTGAAACACTGTTAAAATTTACTTCCTTTGACAAAAATAAAATAATTTAAATTAATATGCAAATTAAATTTAATTATTAATCCCGGAATTGTTTTATGCATCGTTATCATTCTGCATTTCACCACCGGGATTATTAACTTCATTTTCCTGAAGTCCTAACTCTGTCATTCTCTTTTTTCTTTCCTGCAAAACCTGAACAGCGTCATTATAATCAACCTCTAAATCCTGCATCGTGAAATCTATTTCGTCGTAATATCCAATTTCCTTTTCCATTTGCCGCCTTGCAATTTTATCACTAATATTTTCTGTTTCTTTTTCCTCTGAAAAAGTAACTTCAAATATTGCCTTATCATTCAACTTAACAGGATTGTAAGTGTTGTTTACTAACCGGATCATATTCAAAAGTTCAATTTCAAAGTTGTAAAGAATTTCTTTGAAATCATTTCTCTTTTCCTGTAATTCGATTTCATCCATTGCACGTTTAACACCGCTTTCATTTGATACTTCGGTATTCCCACTTTGTGAAGATAAACCCTCTGACATCATAACGAGTTTATTTTTCCAGTCAATGTTCTCACGAACAGAAACGTAATCTATATTTTGCGTGATGCTTTCAAGTGAAACAGGCTCTCCCTCCGTTGAATATGATTGTAATAATTGCCCAGCGGAAAATACTGTGCCTTTGTCAAATTTAGTATTAATTCCGTGCCAAATTCCCATTACAGTTCTCAACTCTGATTCATTCAGATCGGTATATCTTATATCAAAATTTTTCTGATGTAAAAATACATTCCAGTTAGGCTCACCATAAAAATCTAGTCCGTCATTAATTCGTAAAATAACAAACGGAATCTTACCGAACGGATTTATACCGTCTTCATTGTTCGGCGGAGCTGTTTTATTGTCACCGTCAATTATATAATGTTCAGTATCACTCCAAACGGAAAAATAAATAGTCCCGTCAGGTCGTGCCCTGCAAACCTTAATCCGTTCAATCTGTAAATAATCATCCTTAGTCTCCACTTCGATATTTTCCGGAGTGATAACATCCAATCGCAATTTATTTGCTTGATAATCCCATACCGGATGTACTACAACTAAATTAAAATAAGTTGCTTTCCTAAATGCATCTTTAACCTTTGCATTGTAACGAATCTGATTTAATAACGGCTGTAAGTTTTCATCCTGCTTGTCACCAGCGGTAAGTAATTCTCTTAACGGCTGATTAGAATAAATCCCCGAAGTAATCCGATTAATTATTTTTGTAGTTACGTCTAAATGTTGAAAATTTATTTTGTTGAGCGTTTCTTCTGAGAAAGGATTGTTTAAGGTATGACGTTTTAAAATATCATTAATTAACAGATAATCATTATTGTAAAACGCTGCAAACATTCGATGTATGGATTTTCTTTCAACTTCTGATATTGCATTCATCCGTTGATAACCTAACATCATTTCAGTGAAAAAATTACCTGCCATATTTTCTAATATTTTTCATTGCAACAAAATTACATAAAATAAAATTTAAATGTAAAGTAGAAATTTAAAATACTCTTGAAACTTTACCCGGAATTAATTCTTTTAATGTATATTTGTAATTCAGATAATACCCTAATGCTGAACTGATATGAGTTAAGTCTGAATTGGTTTTCTGATCTTCAATCTTCTTATTCTTTTCCCATACAACTCGCCTAAAATCTTTTATCAAATGTTCACAATTAGCGGTTACAAATAATTTTCTTATTCCCTTGTTATTACTCAAACGCCAATTTACAATGTTAGTTCTGATAGTGACTAACGGATTAGGTTTTACAAATATACTTGCATTTTTAATGTTCAAAGTATTTCTGATGATGTCATAATCAGTAGACCGTCTGCGAGTGCTTCGGAACGTCCCTGAATAGTCTCCGTAAATATGAAACTTCCCTAACGGATATTTTAAGATCAATTCATTACACATAGATTCCGTGTCAGTATCATATTGTATTATTTCATCAAAGCAAATGTCATCCGTCAAATCTTCCTGCACTAAAACCCACTTCATAGGATCATAGTTAAAATCACAGCAAACATTTATAATCTTTTCATGATTGTATTTGTATTGGATTATATTTTCATCTGTGAACTTTTTGTAAATCCTGCCTGAAACTTTTAAAGCAGTCCATTGACCGAGTGCATAGACGGAATACATATAGTCATCTTCATTGGCTAAATCAGATAAAACCTTTGTATATGCTTCGTCAAGAAATCTATTATCTTTGTAGGTAGTTTGCAAAATCCCTACATCGCCATTTGTTTTAAATCTTGTCATGGAATACTGATTTAATCCAGTGTTCATCATTGATAGGATTGTAAGTAAGAATATGCTGTTTATAATTTTTTGTTTCACCTCTTACTCTCAAGTCAATCTGCTTAAATTCATCATGTTCAATCTCAGTTGCCTCTTCACACCACGTCCCCGTTATTCCTGTAATACTCTTTAACTTCTCAACATCATCAAGCCCTGAGCTTACTAACTGATTTCCGTTAGGTTTGTATATGATTTCCATATCTGTCTTATTTATCTTGAACAACTGTGCTAAATTCCACCTTGAAATAATATCTTTGAATAACTGAAACTGTGAACCTCTGATAGTCTTTGCAACTTTACGATAATATAATATCCTGTGTGATTCTTCAGACATTATTCTTATTAAAAGTTTAGCAGCAGCGAACTCTGACTTGCCACTTCCCGCTGATCCGTATAAATGCAAATACCTACCTTGAAAGTTAAAGGTAGGTATATAAACCTCATTAAATATATTTATATCAAATTCAATTTCTGGTTCCAAATTCAGAGGGTAGTTTAATTGTTATCTTTTGCGGCATTTGAATGTCGTTCTCTGTTTTATCTGTCTGACCTAAATACTGTTTTCCAAGCCAGATTAACATCGTGACATTGCCTGAATTAGCTGCTCTGAGCTGTAAATCCCTGAGCTTTGCTTTCCCGCTTTCACGTCCTTTTAAATATATCTCTTGAAAGCGGTTGGTTATCGTGTCAACATGACAATTCAGATAAGCGGCAATTTCAGATTTAGCCCAGAATCTCGCTGCTAAAGGTTCGACCTGTTCGGCAGTAATATTTTTCAGGCTGTTCTTATTCGGTTTATTCCTGCCGTCTTTTTTTTTAGTCATATCTCACTGAATAATTTTTGAAAATCAAATTCACGATTCAAACATTTAAACTCTGCTTCAGGATATAACTTCTTATACCGCTTTAGAATTACATCTATATACAGTGGGTCAATTTCCATTCCGTAGCAAATGCGGTTTGTCTGCTGACAAGCGATTAGAGTTGAACCTGAACCAATACATAAATCAATTGCAGAGTTTTCACAAAAATTACTCACTATAAACTCCGCTAACTTAACGGGAAATGTTGCATTATGAT